GCAGCTAGTGATTGGGAAAAAGCGATGGCTTCTCCAGTTGGAAAATATGGTGCTGGTGAGTATATGGCTTTTAAGAATAAGTTATTAGACAAATATGATTCACGAACAACTCCAAAAACAGTATTGTCTGGTAAAAAGCCTACCGCAGAAGAAAAGCTCGCTCACTATTTTGAAGGGGATAGACTTAACCTTAAAGTTAAAGATACTAGAACAATGAACGATAACTTAGCAACTGAGATGTTTGATAAGGCTCTTATTTCTAATGCGATATATGATGCTAGGATGAATGGATTTAGGGGATTAGAGGATATAGGTAAAGTTTTAAACCTAGAGAAGGGTAAGTATATAAATAATGCTAAAGATTTTAACAAAAGGTCGCAAGTGTGGCTCACATCTGGTTACTCTTCTGATCCTGAAATTGTTACTGAAATTATTACGAAGCTTAGAAAAGAAAGAGGTTTCGGAAAAACAGATGTAATTGACGGAAATTTAAATATAAAATTAGTTGAGGATACAGGGAAGGAAGGGACTCTTGTTCTTAAGACTCCTAATAGCGAACATTTTCAAGTAACAGATGGTGGCATCTTGGGGCGTTCTGACGTTATAGATGCCTTAAATCGGCAGGCAGGGCTTCCAGAGGATGGTGGAGTCAATAAATCATTTATCGTGTCTCCTGACCCCCAAAATGGAGCTCTATTGGGCAAGTATATGATACATTCGGTTACTCCTAAGATGGAAAAGTATATGCAGAAGAATAATATCCATTTTATTATACCTAGATCAGCTGCTAAACAAATTGGTGAGCGAAATGTTGGAAAATTGGAATGGCATAGAAGACAACCAGTCGTTAATGCTGATACTTATAAATTACCAATTAAAGATATAAAAGTTGTAATGTCTGAGAAAACAGATAAGAAGAGTTTAAAGCCTCAGAATATGCCAAAGCAAATGTTTACTAATTTTACACCATTCTCATTTTTTGATAAAGATAAAGTTCCTTTTAAGAATGAGAAAGAATATAATGAAGCTATGGATACTATTTTTAGTGATATGTATTCAACGCTTAGCGGTTCAAGAGTAAAAGGGAATGAAGAATTAAATAGCTTAGTAGATAAGCTAGTCCATAATCCATCTGCATATGAGAGTGATATACCAAAGATAATAAATAACCTAGAGAAGGTTGGTGTACATGAACTTCTTAGGGCTATCCAGGCTAAAGGAAATGAAAAGTTTGCTAATGCTGCTTATCTAAAAATACAAAAAATTAATAGGGATATCTTTGAAGAGATGAGAGCTGATGGAGAGTATACAGATTATCAAATAGAACAGATGAAAAGCGAAATGTCTGATTTTGAGACTGTTCACGAAAGAATAATGAAACTAATGCCCGAAAGCCTTGCGGGTCATTTACATAAGTTTAGTCGTGATTATAGGATGGCTGTTATTCGTAATTATATAGTCAATGGTATAACAAGACCACAGATTGGTAACAGTGGCTCAACTAGAATGAGACCTTATGAGATTGGGATGTCGAAAGAAGGAGAGACTAAAAGATTAGAAAAAGAAGATGATATATTCTTCTTAGATGATGGATTCCAGAATATGATGGTTGATGTTACTGGTATTGGTAGAGCTGGAAAAGCTAAACTAGGAGAATTATTTAGAGAGCATAAGTCTAATCCTGGTGATAAGCAGTTAGAGGAATTACTTAGAGCAGTAGTTGTCCGTGTTCCTATGGATTCAATGTCTGGTGCTCATGTTCTAAAATTTGCTGGATTTACTGGTGTTAGAGGCTATGGCTCCCTACTTCACGGAAGAACAATGGAAGCATTAGGCGGTGCTGATTTAGATGGTGATAAAGCATTCGTATTCTTTGGTGGGAGATCGCCTGATGGTAAGGGTGAAGGGTTTAAGAAAGAATGGAAAGATGCTTACGACTGGTCTAAAAATGAGTTTGTTGCTCAAAAAGGAGTATTGAAACCTCTCCAGTTAAGAAAAGTGATATCTGGGTTTCAAATCCATGCAGATTTACAAGGAGTAAAAGCTGCTAAGGAAGAGGGATATGAAACTGGTGGCACAACTCCAGCTGATTTTCTTTCGAAAGCTGATTCTGGAAGAGGGGAAACTTTACATCCAGAATATGCTTCATTGTATGGGGCTAAGGCAATCACTCCAGAAGAGACAAAAGCTTATACTGGTAGAGAAAAGAAATATGGGCCTAGAACTGAGCAAAATGTTATTAATTCAGATGGCACTGTCTTATTCGGAGATGTGACTAGTTTTGGTAGTAGATTAACTGTAAACTTATTAAAAGCTCATCAAAAACCATATATAATTAATCCAGACTCAGCTAAACTAAGAGAATGGTTGGGTGAACAGGGTATAGAGGTTCTTAATGTTGCTGGTAATGCTAGATCACCAGCTGGAAAGCAAGCCTATGAAGTTATTAAGGGTTTAAAGGGTGTAAAAGAAGAGGTGAGCTCTTCTGAAAAATACGAAGAGCATAATAAAGATACAGTCAATCCACTTAACCCTGAAGGTTTAACATATCGTCAAGAACTTACCGAACAAGGTGTTATAAAGGATCAATTAGAAAATCCAGCTCTCCAGTACTCTCCATTTCATAGACAGGTAGCATCTGATGCAGCTTCTGGCGGTAGGAATATGCTTGGTATTGGAGTAACTCAAACATCTTATGTAAGGTCTGCTTACTCAGCGATAAGGTCTATGAAAAATTCTGAAACATATGTAGATGTATTTCATAAAGATTATGTATATAAATCAGGCCCAAGAATAGGTCAGATGATACCTATGAAAATGAGAGTTAGGGCTAGAAAAGGTGATAAATATCTTAGATCGTTTAGGGGAGTATCACGAGCTGCCGTTGGTGTAGCCTCTGACCCTATGAATGAAGCTGGATTAAATTTTGGTAAGTATGGTGAAAAGCTACTTGAGAAGCAGGTTGATGCTTTATTTGAATACCAAATAGTCGATTCTAAAGGTAAACCTGATTTTAGAAAAAACAAAATGATACATACAGGTCATAAGAAGAAGGCTATTTACAATACTGTGAAAAATATAAATCAGGCTGTGTATGGTAGAAATTGGGCTGAAAATCGAAGATTCCAGATGTGGGAAATACAGGGTAAGTTAAATGGATTAGATGACCCTGTATCTGGTATTCCTATGGAGAATAGAAATACTTTCTTGCCTAAAGTAGGCACTGATTTAAAAGGGCTTGATTGGAGTGATGGTATATTGAAAAGATTAGATCATTCGAAAATACTTGAAATTTATGATAACCATAGGTTATCCTTAGAAGAATGGGACGCTCTAGGAGAGGTTCTAGGAAGAGAGAGTATGGCTGTTCCTGAAAGTAAACATGTTAATTTGGTTATGAGACATAAGTTACACACAAGAGATGGTATGGAAGAGCAATTGAATATTAATAATCCAAATTATAATAAAGATATATTTAAAGGTTTTAAAATACAGCCAGAAGAATTTCCTCCAGAACATCCACAACATCTAGCTCAAAGACGGTATTATTTAAATGATATTGTTAAGAAAGCTGAAGATTTTATTGTTAATGATTTCTCTGATATAGCTAGCATGAAAGTTTTACAAAAATTATCCAAAAATATTGAGCCAAGTCGGGTGAGAGAACTCTCTGAACTAGCCGATTCTTTAAAGAAGGCAAGTCATGTAATGGCTAATAAAGCTAAGGCTGTTAATAGAGATAATTCTACTCTCGACCCATTAGCTTTAGAATATATAAGACAAGTCGAAGAAGCCCTTAATGAGTCTTTAGTTTTTGGAGAAAAGCAATCATCTGCTCTTAACCAACTAGAGATTGATTCAAGGATTAAGCAACTAAAAAAAGGTTCTGAGGATAGGGCTCCACTAACTACTGAGGAAGCTGCTTTATTTGATTCTCTTATGTTAAGTACTCTATGGCGTGGTAGGACTCCTGACTTAGAAGCTCAGAGCAAAAGAATATTGGCTAAGATAAAGAAGGATGGGGACTTAGACGAAAGCACTAAAGTAGACCTTGAAAGAGAAATTAAAGATATGACAGAGTCTTCTAAGAAAACTACCTTAGCTAGAGTTGGTTATGCTTCTGAGGCAATACCTGACACTTCAGTAAGAAGAATGCTTGTCGAATATCAAAAATTATTTGATTATACTACAGAAAAAGCTGGATCAGATGAGCAAATGATAGAAATCGCTAAGAAAGTTGCTGTGGAAGACCCTGAGGTGGTTGGTCTAAATAAGAAAAGATTAGATGAGTTTGAGCCTTTTATAGGACTCCATGAAGGGAAGCTATCAAAGGAAGAGGCTGAATTAGGACACAGCATAATAGGACATTTAAAACATTATAATAATATAAACAGTGTTGACCTTAACGGATTAACAAGATGGCTTCTTAAAAAAGATTTAAATGCTATGTCTCTAGAAGATTTTGAAACTTTAGACAGATGGTTTAAAATGACAAGAGATGGGACTTGGTGGCAAAGAATAATGAGACCAGTTAAGGGTGAGTTTCCTACTCTTAGTAGATGGCATCATTTAATGTTCCCTAAAGCTGTTGGACAAGATTTAATGAGATATGATTTAAAATTATTTGAAGCTCGTGGACATTATAAAAAGAAGGGCGGAGAATGGGAGAAGGGAAGAGTTGTACAACCTGAAAATATGATGAGCAAAATGCAAAATGCTGTTCATACTATGAATCAGCAGTCTACACAATTATATGAAGAACAAAAAAGAAAATTTGATGAGGAACTGATACCTTTCTTAGAAGGGGTGTCCGATGGTGATAAACTCTTTCGAATAGCCGTTAGAGAGCGTGAATTTAAACATATGCCTCAAAAGATATCTGGAGAAAGTAATGCTGCTCTTTATAATATAAAGTCACGAGAATATATAAATAGGTGGAATGAAATTCAAAAAGAATATGATTGGCCTAATCTTCAGAATAAAGAGTATAGTGTGACCATTGGAAAAGAAACTGTAAAAATGAATGGTCGTGAAATTGTTAGTAGAATCAATGAAATATTGACAAGTTGGAATAAAAAAATTCATGGTTGGATGACAGGTGGAAGAGATGAAGAAGTGGGAATACTTAGTGAATGGGATAGGTTGTATGAACCTATGAAAGAAGGACAGGGGACTGAAGCTAATTATTATATAGTAGAAAGATTCTTAGATAAGTTTGACAAATCTATTTTAAAAGGTGACAGGCTTGACCTAACTGAAGGTATAGATGGACTTAGAGAGATTTCTAAAAGTCAAATGATAGCTTATTTTAAGAAAGCTGATGCAGATGTAAAAGAAGCTATCCAAGAGAATCTTTTAATTGGTAAGACTGGAGACTTAGGCCCTAAAGGGTATTGGCCTCATGTAGCTGGTGATGCTAAAGTAGCTGCAGCTGGTTTAAAAGAAGCTATAAAGACATTAAATAGAGATGTATCACTTACTAAAAAAGAGCGTGACAAAGAAATGGCTAAGTTAATTTATCACTATAGGCAGATTACAGGAGATTGGGCTCCAACTGCAGAATTAAATGATAAGTATAACTTAACTTCTGATATTTTACAGAGTATTGCCGAAAAGAAAACTAGAAGAGCTGAAAATTTAAAAGGTAGACTATATAAAAATAGAATGGTCTCTTCTCAACATAAACGTGATGCTCATATTCCTGGCTGGAGTGTTGAGCCTGAAGTTTATAGTCAATATATGAAAAGTGTAATTGATAATATGTATCAACATGCTGCTCAGATAAAAGTTAGAGCAGATATACATAAATTTAGAAATGAATTTTGGAAAAAGACTAAGGATAATGAATTAACAAACAATTGGGTTAACTATTTTAATTTATATGCACAGGATGCACTTGGTTATCCATCGGATGTTCCAGATCATATATTAAATAATTCTGGTATGAAAATAAAGGGAACTCCGTATGCTTGGTGGAATGATAATAATGTAAAAAATAGAATCAACCAAATAAGGGCTAAGCTTGGTATTGGTAAGCAGAAGGATGCTGAGCTACCAAAAGAGTTAAGAGGTATTGATTTTGGTAATCTCGCTCGTTGGGGAAATATTGAAGCTAAGTATCAGCTTGCTACATTGCTTGCTCATCCTAAGAGTGCTGTAGCGAATCTTTATGGTGGTACTGCTCATACCTTAATATCAACTGGTATGGGAAATTTTAGAAATGCACGAAGTATTGAATATTTAAAGACTAATGTCAATAGCGAATGGAATAATATGGCTGATGTTGAGAAATGGGTGCAAGGATTGGGAGTAGTAGAAGATTTTATTATTTACGAGGCTGGCTTAAATCCTCAGTTTAAATCAAAAAGATTCAAAGAGTTTTTATCTGAAGCTACTAGTGCATTTAAAAAAGATTCAAACTTATCTGATAAAAGTCTCAAGAGTATAGCTAATAAACATGGTATCATAGACTCTGTTTTTAATAAAGCTGCATGGTTTATGCGGAGACCAGAGAGAACTCTCCGTAGAGATGCCTTTATGGCCCATTATCTGCAAGCTAGAGACAACTTTGAGGGTGCTATTAGAAGATTCGATGACCCAGTGTTAATTAAACTTGGCATGGAAGGTGTAAAATCTACACAATTCCTATATTCAGCTCCTTTTAGACCAGCCTTTGCAAGGTCTGCTATGGGTAAGGTTATGACTAGATTCCAGCTTTGGGCTTGGAACTCAGTAAGATTTAGAAATGAAACTATAAGGGAGGCTCACCTAAGGGGTTGGAAAGAAGGTACTCCTGAATTCGAAAGATTTAAACGGATGGCTACTATGGACTTGCTCATGTTTGGGTTAGGCAATGTGTTCATGTATTCGTTATTTGAAAATGCTCTTCCTCAACCTTATAGTTGGATACAAGATTGGGCTGATTGGGCTTTTGGAAACGAAAAAGAGAGGAGTAGAGCTTTCTTTGGCACTTACCCTGAGGCACTGCTCCCTCTCCAGATGATTACACCTCCTATAGCAAGGATACTTCCAGCTACTTTTAAAGCTGTAATTAATGATGACTATTCAAGGCTAGGAGGATACTATGCATGGAGTATGGTTCCCTTTGGTAGAATGGGATATGATGTTTTAGGAAATGTATTTGAAGGAGGAAAAGGTGGTTTAATTGAGAATCCTTCAAGGGCTATAGAGAAGATAAGCGGTATTCCATATCAACAATTTAGTAGACAAGTAAAGAAATATAAAGATGAAGAATTTATACACCCTAGGATATTATAATGGATTGGATTGATGAGGCAGATCAGATAGACTTAGCAAGTCTAAGAGAAGTTGAAGATCAGATAGCTGAGGCTAATGTGGCAAGTAATTTGCCTGGTATTGCAAAAACTGGAGCAAAAATTGCTGGTGGAGCATACGGTGTAAGTGCCCTAGGGTATCAAGCATTAAAACATAGTGGTCTTGGGCCTATGATTGGTGATCAGGCTAGAAAAGTAAGTACAAAAGTTGAAACCTTTTATAATCCTGGTGCAAATAAAAAGAAATTGATGTTTGAGCATCTAAGAAAGAATGAAGCCATTGAAATACAAAAAATAATTAAGCTTCACCCTTGGCGTTTTGCAGATGATAATATTGATATAAAAAAAGCATCTCCAGAAGAAGCTGAAGCAATTATTAGAAACGATATGAAAAAACAAGGCTCTCAAAGCTTAGCAGAACACAGAGCTTTGCTTGATGAGGAAAAATTTATTAAGAAAAGAGAAGCAAGAGCTCTGAAGGCTGGCCCTAAAGGCTCTAGTATAAGAAGAGAGGCTTTTATGAAACAAGGTGGGAAACTTGTTACTTTAAATAGACTCTTAAGACATGAAAGGCTTGCTCAAGAGATGATAGACTGGACTGAGAGAGGTGTGTATAATGAGAAAAGATTAAAGGCGAATGGTTTGTCTAGACCACGAGTAACAAATATGAAAGCTGCCTTTGGGGTTGGAGAAATTGGTGGAAGTATGCAGGATCATCCTAGAATACAAAAAACATGGGGAAGAACTTTAGTCCCAGATTCTACTGTATCAATATCTCACATATTGGACAAAGGCGGAGATAAAGGGGTAATAACTAAATCTGTACGCAGAGATCATATATATCAAATGGGTGAGTATGTTACTGCCCATGCAGATGACTTAACAGATTTAAAAGAAGTTAGAAAACTAGCTACAGCAAGATTTAATAGCATGATTGGTGATAAAGCATCTGGTGCAACTATGTACAATAGACTGCATCCTCATATCGGAAACGATCTTGTTGAAAATTGGGATGGTACAGTAAAAAGAGAAGTTGATAAATTTATGAAAACTTTTAACTATAATAAAAAAACTGGAATTGTCAGTATACAATTTAGTCCACAATATAAACCTCATATTTTAGTTGGCGGAGTCAATGCTGATATTAACTTTAGAAGAAGTACTGGTACGATTGGTAGGAACATTGGAACTTTAGGTGACCCTAAAAGTAGAGTTGGTGTCCCTAGTAGGAAAGTATATAACAATATTTTAGTTAGTGATAAATATGATGTTCTAATGCAAAATGACCCGCTTCAACGACAAGTTCATTTTAATGTTGTTACTGATAGAGATGTAAAAAGAGTCCCTAGGTCAATAAAATTTAACTTAGCCATGAAAGAAAAAAAGTATGGAAAAGCTGCAAAACATGGTGCTAAATGGTTCATGAAGAGAGCTATGAGACTTGCTTTATTTAGAAGATAAAGGGATAGGGGAGAACAGGGCATAGTAAGACCCCTTTATGTCCTCCCCTGGGGAGAGATAAGCTACCTTGGCGAAAGGTTAACCAAGTTAAGTTGTAACTTATCGTGCTACGAATTTATCAAAGTATTTACATCCCTTTTCTACAATACAAGGCTTATCGACCTTGTCTGTATTTATAGTTTGAAAGACTGGTACCCAATTATTTCTTTTTAGGTATCCTCTGTCAATATATAGATTACAACCAAGGCAGTTACCAACATCCCAATTAGCACATTCAAGTTGTGCTTTCCTTAGTTTTGTCATTGCCTTTCTCCTTATCGCCATCAACATCCCCTTCAAGATGTTTTTCATTATGCTCATCTGCCGTTGTTGGTTCGTACTCTCTTTTTTCCTTCTCTTCCATTAAACGCAGCATATAAGCTGACAAATATACGGATAAATCAAGTGCTTCTTCAACAGCTTCATAAAAGTTATCCCTTGTGATGTCATCTCTTGGCATAATAGGTACATTTTGATGGTATGTTTTTGCACCTACCCTTAACCTTTCTTTAATTAGGTCAAGTATTAAATCATTGTTCTGTTCCAAGATTTTTGGATCATTAGTAATTTTATACTTGTTTATTTTACTCTGCATTTCATCCACTCTCTCAGCCATTGCCCTCATTGCAAAGTCAGCTTCCATTAGAGCTTGTTCTAAATGGACGAGTTTATTTTTTAGTATTTGTTTATTATTCACTAGTTACCTCAAATTTTTCATATAAATCCTCTATAGGAATTATGACAAGCTTCATAGAATTTCTCAGTATTTGCCTATCATATGATTCTACATCAGATTTTTCTATTTTAAATTTTCCTGGATAAGTTAGGTTGTCATACTTATCTTTATGACTTATATTAACAATACATGGTAATCTAAATTCCGCTATTCCTATAGCACGAGTTTTCTTACCTCCGTGCCAAATTGGTGTTTTAATTGTATAATTATTCATCACAATTATCACATTTCGGTTTACCTTGTAGAGCGTATTCTTGCTCTATACCAGTTTCTGAACCAACTTCATACATATCTTCAGTAACGGGTATCTTTTTTTGATCTAAGTCTAATGCTTTTTTCTCATCTTCAATTGCTTGACAAAGGTCATTAACCTTATTTAAGACAGTAGTGTCACCACTATTTATATAGAGTTCTCCCCTATAATTTTGTAAAGCTGTCATCATAATTTCATACTGTTCGTGATTTAATTTCATTAATATCTTCCTCCTTTTGCGAGCTTTCGCAGCACATATTCTTTTGTTTCGTCTTTTAATTGTTCTACCCATTGCATAAGATTTTTAAATTCATCTTCATCTAATGGGCCTTTCCTGGTGTTACATGATTTACAAATTAGCTGCAGGTTCTTAACTATTGAATCTCCACTTTTAGCTAGCGGGACAATATGGTCACATACCATATTTCTTAAAGTCATTTTCCTGTCACAATATTTGCAACCTTTACCATATGAAGTATAAAACATTTCCCGAAGTTCATCCATAGTTACATTAAATAATACTTCTGAATCTTCAGATCGTTTCTTAAGGGAGGATTTGAGACTTTGCATCTTTCTCTGTAGCTTGGTATAAGCAATCTTCCAATAAGTACGATGATGAGGTTCTAATACCTCACGGAATGTTTCTTTATCATACTTCATTTAAATATCAGGGCTCAGCGTGGGTGTACTCACTGTCAAACAAGAACTAGTATACGTTTAAGTTTGAACAACTGAGCCCAGATAATTTATATCTAAAAGAATAAAGTTTGCAATAGATAATAATTATGATCTCTTTACTCTTTTAACTTTCTTTATGTCAATGCCAGGTGGCATTTCTTGTCCAGCATTAAATGCTGATATTGCGGCTTTTCGAGCCTTTACTTTATCCAACTTCTCAACTATCTCGACCTTCTTAAAGTCGTCTGATATTGCATGCGGGTCAACTCCAACTGGGCCAAATGTTTCGTAAAGCTTATACCTTGCGGTATTAGTTTCATATACTCCATCGTCATTCCCAATTTCCATTATTACAGCTGGTAAAAGATTCTTATTAAAGAAATCCTTTGTTTTCACTAACCCTCGTCTTCTTGATTTGAGTCTATCAATTTCGTCTTTCAATGACTCTACCTCAGCGTCAATCAAGTGTTCTTTTTTGTTAAGTTCGACCATAAAGTAATCGACATTTTGGATTTTACTCCTGACTTCTTTATGTAGCGTCATTCTCGCCTCTTCGAGGCTCTTGTGCTGCTCCATGTCGATGTCATTTCCTTGCTCAAGGCTCTCCATCTCTTGATTAATATCTATGAGTGCCCCTACAAGTTCTTTTGTTGTTGCCATTATTCCTCCACTATAGTGAATTTCTTATTCATTGGTTTAGTAGGAATTTCTTCAGTCTTCTTTTTCTTCAATCTGAATGAAGGAGTCCATTCTAACTTGACATCGAAGAGATCACCATCGCTGTTCTTAAACAGTGATACTTTCTTTTCTGTGTCATCAGATGAACCTGTAATTCCTATAACTTTTCGTGATGCATTCTCTATTGCTCCACTTCCTTTTGCTGCATATAAATCCATTATTTGATTTCTTGAGTAATCTCTTGACACTTGAGAAATCTGTATTATTATAATATCTTCATTAACAGCTATA